TATGGTTATACCGCGGTATTATCTGATAGTTCTATAGCAACTATAACTGCAGTTAGACCGGTTGTACAAGCAACAGGATTACCGACAATAGCATCATATGACGGGGATTCGGTACAAAGCGTATCGGTACAAGGATTCGAATTCCAAATTACACCTAAGTTAAATTATATCCAAGATAAAACTGCAACGGTTACTATATTTGGTAATGAAACGGGTGGTGGAATAACTTTAACGTTTACAGTTAAAAAGACCGAAGCTTTAAAAAGTATATAATTTATTAAACTAATAAATATTTAAACATATAAATGAAAACTTATATACAAATGAGAAAACAACAAAAAATAGGACAAACTCCTCCATCTGGTAATAATGATTTTTTTAATAGACCAGTATCGACGAATTTTGATAGAAGACGAGCTGAAGCAATCGATGATGCAAACTCAATTAGTCCAGGAATTAGTGTTCCTCGAGGACAAATAGAAAATGGCCAAGCACCATTTTTTCCAGGAGAAATTGTTGTACCTGGACCAGAAACTTTTAATACATCACAATTACAGAAATTCATCGATGATGGTGTAGCAGAACAGCTTAGAAAAATAAACAATCAAACTAAAGCAGCTTCTGCTATATTTACAACATTAGATCCTGCTAATGATATAGTTACCACCGAAAATGAATTAATTACTGGTGGTGTATGGAGTGATAATATTGCTAGTTTAATTACATATGCTAGTTCATCATCTGAAACATTAGCTCAACGTAGATATTATTTAGATGTATATGCAGAAAATCCAGCAAATGAAGGTGCTGCTGTACAATTTTCTGTAGCATATGGCCATGCATTAGGTAGTGGATCAGATTCTCAAGGTCAATTAAATGATTCTCCGGCAAGAGCGGTATACTCGCAATATAGATCGTTGTTATTAGCACCAAATGATACTAGATTTACTACACCATCTGGTAGTACAAATTCTATATATGTTATAAACTTTAAACGAGCTAGATTAAAAGAGCGTTTAGATCCAGGAAATTTTGAATTACCAATTGCAGCAATTACATCTCGTGCTGTTAATGCAACAGGTTCAGTTGTAGTTAATACATCAAATATAATCACATTAATTGATGATTCATCACTTGCAACTGCTACAGTTGGGGAATCTGGAAAAGTTTATAATATAGTTTCAGGTTCAATTAATAATGGAGTATTTAATCCTACAGCACCAGTTTATTACGGATTAGCATATCCAGATCATGGTATATTAGTATTAGATGGCGTTAAATTAGATCAAGTTTTAGCATTTAAAACACAGGTAAGTTCGAGTATAGAATGTAATAATCATTTTGCATTATATCACGCAATCTCAGGATCTTGTACAGTAACAAATCCATCAACTGGTGATAAATATGGATTTTTAGCAAGAAATTCAGAAAAAATTACTAGTAAACATTTTTTCGTACGAATAAAAAATGGTCAATATAATTTTTCTAATAATCCAACATTTGTTACTGGTTCGGTTGGTCAAATTTATGAACCAAGTTTTCGTAACGGCGATCCAAAAACATATGTTACGACAGTTGGATTATATAATAATAATCAAGAATTATTAGCAATTGCTAAATTGAGTAAACCATTATTAAAATCATTTAATCGCGAAGCATTAATTCGAGTTAAATTAGATTTCTAATTAAAAAAATAATCACGATTTAAACCTTGTTATATTTATAATAAAATATAGCAAGGTTTTTACTATTATGGGTGAATTAAATATACAACATAACGATTTTGATCGAACAAATTTACCAACAGTTTTTAAAAACATAGATACATCTGATTTAACTGTTACACCATTTAATGTATATAAATCGTGGGTAGCGTGGTCAGGTAGTTCCACATCTAGTTGTTTACCTTTAAATGCTATATATTCGGATATTAATTATTTACCGTATTTAGGTACAGAATTAATATACAATGATTCTAAGAATGTCGATAATAGTTTACAAACAGTGTCATACTATTCAATTAATCGATTATTTTATAAAAATAAAAGAAATTTATATTTTCAGTTAGGTCCGTTAAATACTAATACAAATCGAGTATTATACCAATCGGCATCTATATTATCATTTCCTTATAACAAAGTAGGTAATGAAATTAAGCCCGAATCATTTTACTTTCAATCAGAAACTGGTAGTATAGGTTTTAATTTATCAACTGATAAATATGGTAATATATATAATTTACAATTAAATTCTAATAAAATTATATCAAATTGTAAGTTTTATGAAGGATTTAATGAATACTTTGATTTGTCTAGAATACCAAATTCTCCAGATTTAAGCAATGTATTTGCAATGCAAGATCGATATATTACTGGGTCTATATTAATATCTGAAGGTATTAAAACTACATCGGGACAACAAAAATCTATCGGATATTCTGCACAATTTACAAGTAATGGATATTTAGTAGTACCAAATGATTTTATATTAGGATCTTATGGTATTGCAAATAATTATGCAGTTTCATTTTTTATATCAGCATCATCGACCGGAACTGGTAATCAGTCAGTAATTAATAAATTTGCAAAACAAGGTCCATATGATATTAGAGTATTACCAAATAAAAAAATAGCATTTTACATACATGGTAATACATATAATATTAATAATACCCCAATCGATTCAGCTGTAATTTATGTAACATCATCAACTGCGGTATCATCTAGTTGGAATCATGTTGTTTGTCAGAAATCAGGTAGTTATATGCAAATTTATGTTAATGGTTCATTACAATCAAACGTAAATCAAGCAAAATTAATAAAATCAAATTCTCCATATTCACATTCATTTAATATTAATACTAACGCTGATTTAAAAATTGGAGGTGTTGGATTTACTAATACTAGTTTAAATTATACTGGTAAATTAGATGAAGTTAGAATATATAACAAAGCATTAACTAGTACAGAAGTAGGATATTTGCGAGATTTACATGAAACTGGATCTATGCTACAAACCACACAAGTTGGTAATATATTTAATAAACAAGGAATTGCGGTTATAACTAGTCCAAATTATATATATGACAACATATTACAAACTCCATATTCCGCTAGTTATAAAAGTACTGTAGTAAGACACGAATTAAGTACGGTTGTACGTATACCATCAGATGAATTTAATTTAACAACTAATCCATCAGCTATAGAAGATGATTATTCTTCATATAAATCATATGTTACTAGTAGCAACTTTGATCCATATTTTACAACTATAGGTTTGTATAATGATTCTGCACAATTATTAGCAATTGCTAAATTAGCATACCCGATAAAAAAACGTGGAGATGTTGATATTAATGTATTAGTTCGTTTAGATTTAGATATGAGTATTAAATAAAAAAAGGATAAAAAAAATGATAAAATTAAAACACATTTTATTAGAACAAAATATAAAACAAAATACAGATGATGATATTAAAGTAGATGTACCTACAGATAAAACTGGCACAATAATTAAAGGTATATCTAGTAGTGACCCATGGGAGTATTATCACCATGATGCTGATGGAATGTGGAAAACGAAACGCCGTACAGCATCTAAGTTTTTAGATATGCAAAAAAAATTAATACGCGTATATGGGGATAATGAAGGTTCTGAGCGTTATGAAACTGCGATATCTAGATTAAATGTGTATTTAGACAATCAACGTAAAGCAGAGCAAGATGGTAAACAAGTTATACCGGTATCAATACCGGATGATAAAGTAGAAATTTCTGAAAAACCAAAATCTCCAATTGATGACTTAAAACCTGTACATGTTGAACCTGATGATAAAATGAAAGAAGTATTAATTAGTGTAAAGGCAAAACGACATCCAACGGTTTATGTTACAGGAAAAACAGATGATAATAAATATTTAGAAATAGAAAATCCTAGAAAAATACATTTACATAAAACAGTATATGTACTTGCATCGGAGTTTGAATTAACATCGAAATTTTTTGCAAAATATATTGGTACGAACCCAAGATATGATTTATATAAATTAAAAGATTAACGTTATGGCAAAAAATCATTGGCATTCTGCGGGTAGCAAAACTCGCAGCGAAGCCTATAAATACGGTTATAAATCTGGTTTAGAATTATCTGTATCAAAACAAATAGAAAATACAGAATATGATTTGAAATACGAGACAGAAATCATAAATTATATAGTACCAGAGCGTAAAGCAAAATATACTCCCGATTTTGTATTTACAAAAAAGAATGGCGAATTAATGTTCGTAGAAACTAAAGGACGATGGACTGCAACAGACCGCCTTAAAATGAAACATGTTATAATATCAAATCCGAGTGCTGATATTCGAATGGTATTTCAAAATCCAAATCAAAAAATATCAAAAGCATCTGCAACTACATATGAAACTTATGCAAATAAACTAGGTATAAAACATGTAGCAAAAAAAGATATCCCGTCGGAATGGTTAACTGAATGTTTAAAATCTGGTGAAGAACCGGTGGTAGCTCGAAACTTTTTTAATTAAAAGGTTTGTTTTGTGAAAAATATTTTATATACATTCATTAATTGAATAAGATATTTAATTAATAGATTGATTCATTTATTGAATCGATCGTTAGACCGAATGACTATTTGTGTCTAACATATATTAATTTATTAATAATTAATATTAATTAATTGGAATAGTACAGTAAATTTATTATAATAATATTAATGAAGAACTTGAAACTATTACAATTATTAGAATCTATATTAGGTAAAGGTAAACCTACATCTGGTAATAATATTGCTTTCTTTTCTCCATTCCAATCTCACTACAAACCTAAATTAGAAATTGATATTCATACAACATCAAATGGAGAAAATCCATGGCATTGTTGGATATCTGATAAAAAAGGAAGATCAATTTCTTCTTTATTTAAACAATTAAATTTACCAAAACAAAATTTCGAGCAGTTAAGTCAAATAATAGAACAAACTAAATTTCGAAATAATTTTGCAAATGAAACCGAAAAACAAGTAGTATTACAATTACCTGCCGAATATATTCCATTATGGAAAACTAAAAAAACACCTGACTTCCGTAATGCATTTCATTATTTAACAGGTCGCGGAATAACTATTTTTGATATTATTAAATACAGAATAGGATATTGTGAGTCTGGTGAATATTCAGGAAAAATAATAATTCCTAGTTATGATGCTACAGGTCAATTAAATTATTTTGTATCACGTGCATATTATAAATCAGATTCGCAGAAACATAAAAATCCAAAAGTATCAAAAGACATAATTGGATTTGATATGCTAATTAATTGGTCTCAGCCGATTGTTTTATGTGAAGGGTCATTTGATGCAATTGCGGTTAAACGCAATTCAATTCCACTATTTGGTAAAATAATACAACCAGCTTTACAAAAGAAAATAATAGAAAAACGAGTAAAAGACATTTATATTTGTTTAGATGCAGATGCAATTAAAAAAGCATTGGATATTGCTGAAAGATTCATGGGTGAAGGATTGAATGTGTATTTAATCGAATTACAAAACCAAGACGCTTCTGAGTTAGGTTTTAAAAAAATAAATGAAATAATTAATAACACTGATGTATTAACTTTTGAAAGGTTAATGCAAATAAAAATGGGTATGATATGGATATAAAACATATAGACACGTATATTGATAAGTTAGATAAAATTATTCACGTTAGTGATATACATATTCGTACATTAAAAAGACACCGCGAATATCGAGAAGTATTTAAAAATATGCACGATAATATCGAGCAATTAAGTACGCCAGGAACTATTGCGGTAGTAACAGGTGATATCGTACATAGTAAATTAGATATGTCGCCTGAACTAGTTCAAATGCTTGTAGAATTCTTTAATGGATTTACTATACCTACTGTAGTTATATTAGGTAACCATGATATGAATTTAAATAACATGCACCGCGTAGATGCAATTAGTCCAATATTAGATGTAATACAAAATCCTAATATTATTTTTATAAAAGAAAATGGATTGTTTGAAATTGGTGGAGTTGTATTTAACCATATGGCAGTTGACGTAGCACCTGCAGAATATATTAGAGCAGATCAATTTAATGCATCGTATAAAATTGCATTACATCATGGAGCTGTGAATACAGCAAAAACAGACATCGGATATCAAATTACAAATGAAAATGTAACTACAGAATTATTTGAAGGACATAATATTACGTTATTAGGAGATATTCATAAACCCGCACAATTTTTAAATAACGAAAAAACTATTGCATATCCTGGTTCTTTAATACAACAAAACCATGGCGAAGCATTAGATCATGGAATATTAGTTTGGGACTTAAAAACGAGTAGTGCGGAGTTTGTGCAAATTCATAATGATTATGGTTATGTAACAATTGAAGTTGAAGATACTAATATAGTTAATGCACCAGCTCGTATGCCAAATAAACCTCGTATTAGAATTAAATTTAAAGATACGTCCGCGGCTGATATGAAAAAATTAATTGCTAATTTACGCAATCGTTATGATGTTCAGGATATTACAATTCAAAGAAGTTCAACCGGATTAACTACTAATTCTAATACATCAATTAGTATTGGAAATGTTCGCGACGTTGAATATCAAAATACATTGTTATCAGATTATATTGCAACTACATTTCCACAAGCAACTACAGAAGAAATGGATGCAATTAGACATATTAACCGAACTGTTAATTCTAAACTACCAGCAGTTGAATCTGTTAGGCATATGACATGGCATCCGGTATTATTTGAATTTGATAATATGTTTTCATATGGAGAATCAAATACAATTGACTTTACAAATCTTAAAGATGTATGTGGTTTATTTGCAGCAAATACTAGTGGTAAATCTTCATTGTTAGATGCGATAACATATACTATTTTTGATAAATGTAGTAAAACAGGTAAAGCACACGAAGTATTAAATAATAAAAAATCATCATTCCGCGGTAAATTTACTTTTGAACTAAATGGAACAGTATATACTATTATTCGTGAAGGTGTAAAGAATAAAAACGGACATGTTAAAGTTAATGTTGATTTTTATACAGAAACTGAAAATTTAAATGGCGAAGAACGTAGTGAAACAAATAAGAATATTCGTAAATATTTAGGTACATATGATGATTTTATTTTAACTGCATTTTCATTACAAGCAGATAATAATAACTTTATTGAAAAGTCACAACGAGAAAGAAAAGACTTATTATCACAATTTTTAGATATTACAGTATTTGAGCAATTATATCAATTAGCAAATGAAGAAATTAAGGAAACTGCTGGTAAATTAAAAGAATATAAGAAAACAGATTTTCCTACAATTATTAATGATGCACAAAACATTATAACAGAATATCAACAAGATATAATTGATTTAGAAACTACAGAAACTGATTCACAAGAGTCTAGAAACACAAAACAACAAGAAATTCTTCAATTAATTGAATCTAAGTTACCAACTACTTATGATGGTCCAAATATAGATTTATTAAAAAAACAAGAAAAAACATTAACTACAAAAATTGAAACATTACAAACTGATATCGAATTATTAGAAACAACTATAGATGATTTAGTACAAAATATCGATGATAAAGAAACATCTATATCAACATATGATGTAAATTTAATAAATGATAAAGTTAAAGAATATAGTAAAATACAAACTGAAATTAATGAACATACACAATCATTAAAAAAACAACGAGGAGTTGTAAATGCAAAACAAGAAAAAATTGATCACCTTTCCGAGCATGAATATGATCCAAACTGCCAATACTGTACATCTAACGTTTTCGTACAAAATGCAATCGAAGCCAAGAATACAATTGAAGCGGATAAACAAATATTAAATAATATTGAAACCGAAATTGGTGTATTAGAACAAAGTTTAGATACATTACAAGAATTTATAACTAAACAAGATCTTATAACTAAACTAAAACAACAAGTAGATACATATAAAAATTTATTAGATCGTAATGAATTGCAATTACAGATTTTAGAAAATGAATTACAAACACGAGAGTCGGAATTAGAAACATGTTTAGAGCGTCAGGAATTATTTAAACAAAATGAAACGGCTATTAATAAAAACATGGTTATTGATTCTGAAATTAATACATTAAAAACTGAAATTGAAACAATAACTACAGAAATAAAAACAGTTACAGAATCAATTCGTTCTAAACATGGTAAAATCGAAGTTG